TCTTGAGACTATGATGGCAAGTATGAAGGATGGATCATTCGCTGGTGATACAGCGTCAGCATCTGAACTTAATGAAGCTGATCTTCGAAAGATGATGGATGATCCAAAGTATTGGAAAGATCGTGACCCAAACATACACAAGCAAGTTGCTGAAGGATTCAAGAGAATCTACAGAAGCTAAGATTTTGCAGAGGGGTGAGTATTATCTTACCCCTTTTACTTTAGATCATATTGATGAAGTTATACTAAATCTTACTAAAGAGAATGTTAAAGAGCTTGTTTTATTAGGTTATACCGATATTCGAAAAGCTCTTATTGATATGCATAAAAGCTCTGAGTGTTATTTGTGCAGAAAAAATAATGATAGTTTTATAATGATTGGGGGTCTTTGGTTTGCTGAAGATCAAGAATGCCCTCAGATGTTTGCAATGTTTTCTGATAAAATTAAAGAAAACTTTACTGCTATGGCTAGGGGATCTGTAATGTTTGTTAATTATTTTGATCAATTTCATAGTGGTTTATCTATGACAATACTTAAAGAATATGAGTTTATTTTGGATTGGGCATCATGGTTAGGCTTCGAAGCTGTTGGAATAACATCTAACAATGAAATCGAATATGTTGAATTTGTGCGTTGCAATCCAAATGAAAAAGATGTTTATGATGGCACATTGCAGCCCGTAATACACTAAGAGGCCCGATAGGATACCCTTGTTGATGTGATAAAGCGGACACCTGTTAGTAACCGTAACTTCAATAAGGAACTAATAAATGGCTAATACAATAGACACAGCCTTTATCAAACAGTTCGAAACAGAAGTTCACATGGCATATCAGCGTATGGGTTCTAAGCTACGGAACACAGTGCGGACTGCTAATGTAACTGGATCAACTGTTAGATTTCAAAAGATTGGTACTGCGGAAGCAACTACTAAATCTCGTAATGGTAATGTAACTCCTATGGAACTTGCACATACCAATGTAGAAGCAACTATGGCTGACTTCTACGCTGCTGAGTACATCGACAAGTTAGATGAACTCAAAATCAACATCAACGAGCGTCAAGCTGTAGCACAATCTGCTGCTGCTGCTCTAGGTCGTAAGACTGATAGCTTACTAATTACAGCTATGGATGCTGGTGCTAACTCAACTCAAATTCATGATACAAGTTCTGCTGTTGAAAAAGCAGATCTACTATCTGTATTTGAAACATTTGGAACAGCTAACATTCCTGAAGATGGACAGCGTTATATTGCTATGCATCCAAAAGGTTTTGCTGATCTGTTTTTAATTACAGAGTTTGCATCATCTGACTTCGTTGGTGATCAAAACTTACCTTATGCTGGTGGCATGACAATGAAAGAGTTCTTAGGCTTTAAGATCTTCTCAACGTCTGCTGTCGCTGCTGGTAAGAGTATGTGCTATCACACAACTGCTGTTGGCTTGGGTATCAACTCTGATGTTCAAACTGAAGTCAACTACGTTGCTGAGAAAGTATCTCACCTTGCAACATCTATGATGTCTATGGGTGCTGTTGTTATTGATGACAATGGTATCTATGAACTATTAGATAATAACTAGGAGGGTTAGAATATGGCTTTTGCTTCAAGTGGACTAACTCGTATTGGTGGAGACACTAATGGAAACTTGTGGATGTATACGGCAGCAGATGCAATTGCTGCTGTAAACACGGCTGGTTATTTTAACGATGCAGCTAATATGCTTGCTGTTCGTGATTTAATAATTGTTCGTGATACAAATGCACCAACAACAAGTTTTTGTACTGTTGTTTCAAATACTGGTACTGTTGTTGACGTATCTGATGGTACGGCAGTAGCAGAAACCGATAGCGACTAAGGGATGGGGGCTTCGGCCCCCAACTTTCTATGCCTGATTTTGCAAACACAGCAATAAAAATTTGCTCTCGAGCATCAATGTTGATTGGTGGAGATCCTATTCAATCATTTACAGACGGAACTACAGAGTCTGATATAGCTGATGCAGTATATGAAGATATTGTTAGGGCTGCTTTAACAAGCAGTCGTTGGCGTTTTGCCACCAAACAATTTCAATTAAATAGATTAGCAGATGCCCCAATAGGAAGATGGGATTCTACCTATCAATTACCAGCCGATTCATTAATGATTAACGCTATTACGGTTCAAGACCTACCAATTGAATATAACATTTATGAAGATAAAGTATTTAACAATGCAAATTCTACTGATGAAGTAATTGCGGATTATATTTATCGAGCAAGTGAATCTACTTGGGCACCTTATTTTACGCTTGGTGTTCAGTTTTCAGTTGCTTCTGTATTTGCAGTTTCACTAGCAAGGGATGCTTCTTTGTCTGCTGCTATGGATCAGCAAGCAAATGTCCAGTTAATAAAAGCTCGAAGGTTAGATTCTCAAGCTCAAACAACTAAGAAGCTTAATACAAAAAGGTTTGTTACCGAAAGGCTTAGCTAGTGCAAAAGATTCGCGTTCCGCAAAATAGCTTTCAATTTGGTGAGGTAAGCGACTCATTAGTAATGAGAACAGATACTAGTGTCTATACAAGCTCAGCACAAAAAATTGAAAACATGATTGTAAGTGCTGAAGGAAGCGCAAGAAAACGTCAGGGTTTAAAGCATATATACGATTATTCAATAACCTATGATGCTAGTAACCCAGATCAATCTCATCTATTTCCTTTTATTTTTGATAATAATGAACAATATATTATTTCCATTGAACACGCTAAAGTAAGATGTTTTAGGGTTGTAGATGCTGATACTGTAAGTCTAGTTGCTACAATAACTGCTGATGCTAGTAGCGCAGCTTTACCATTTGATAAAGATTACTTGCATCAATATACTACTGCACAAATGGGTGATGTAATGTTTATCTGCCATCCCTTATTTGCGCCTAGAGTATTAACAAGAACAAGTCTTACTGCATTTAATATTAGCACTTTTACATTTGATAATAGGTCTGATTTTAAGAAAACTTATCAACCATACTCTAGGTTTCAAGGTGCTGGGGTTACGCTAACACCAGCAGCGACTACTGGAACTAATGTAATTGTTACAACAAGCTCTGCTTATTTTGATACAACAGGCAGTCAAAGCGGAGGTAATTATCCAGACTCTTTGCACGTTGGAGTTAAGCTAAGATATAGTGGGAATGAAGCGCAAATAGTAAGTGTCCAGTCTACGACTCAAGCTAAAGTTAATATTAGTGACACTTTTTCAAGAAGATTAACTGTAAATAATCCACTTAGAGCGCACGATGGAAGCCAAAAAGTTGAAGTAACTATGATTAATCACGGCCTATATGTTGGCGGTGGGACTATAACTTTATCTGATTGTGATGATGTTGGCGGCATTGCAGCATCAAATTTAAATATTACAACAACTATAACTAGCATTATTGATGAGAATACTTTTACTTTTAATGCTAGTGCTGCTGCTACTTCTTCAGAAGATGGTGGAGGGTTTCCTACATTAACAGGTGCTGTTTTAAATAGAGATTGGGATGAGCAATCTTGGTCAGCAAAACGTGGATACCCTGCCGCTGTAGCTTTTCATGAAAACAGATTAGTATTTGCTGGAACTATTGCAGAACCAGATTCTATTTATATGAGTCAGATAGGTGAGTATTTTAATTTTGATGCTGGTGAGGCTTTAGATAATGAGGCTATTCAATTAACAGCAGCAACAGGTGATGTGCATGAGATACGTCACTTAGTATCTAGTAGAGATCTTCAGGTGTTTGCTGGTACTGGTGAGCTTTATGTTCCAACTTTTCTTAATCAGGGCATTACTCCAACTAATGCTCAAATTCGTGAACAAACACCATATGGATGTGCATTTGCAACTCCTCAATTAATAGATGGAGCAACTGTTTTTTCACAAGCTAGTGGTAGAATAATAAGGGAATATTTATTTACAGATGCTGAAGATGCCTATGCTTCTACAGCAATATCAACTATTGCTTCCCATTTAATTAACACCCCCAAGTATATAGCTGTTGTTCATAGTGGTTTTGGGCAGCCAGATTCTTATGCACTTATGTCTATGACAGATGGGGATGCGGCAGTGTTTACTTCTAATCGAGCAGAGAAAAGAGCGTCTTGGACTGAGTTCACAACTAATGGGCGTTTTGATTCTGTGGTCGCTATAGATGATAGATTGTTTGTAAACATCTATGATGCGAATAATAAATTAAGACTGTGTGAGTTTAAAACTGATATTGGTTTAGACTCTTATGTTTATGGAGCAATATCTACTAATTCTGTTACCGTTAGTTCTGCATACGCAAATGGCACAACTGTTGATGTTGTCGCAACAAACGGAAGTCAAAACGATTACCTTGGTGAATTTACTGTAGCTGCTGGTGCTGTTAGTTTAGCAGCTTTTTCTACTGCTGGATATACACACGCATATGTTGGCAAGAAGTTTACTTCAAAGATTATATCAAATCCTATAGATGCATCTGGGGCTGCTGGCCCACTAACAGGATCTCTTCGAGGAATTACAAATGTTGTTGTAGATATGAAAGATACTAGATCTATAAAGGTAAATACTAAGCCTATAAATATTGAAACATCATTTACTGGTAAGAAAGAAGTTAGATTGATTGGATACGATAGAGATCCTAAAGTAACAATAGAACAAGACAATCCACTATCTATGCAAGTTAATGGATTTGTTACGGAGGTAATTATTTAATGGCTATAGATCCGTTTACTTTATTAGCCTTTGGAAGCAAGGTCGTTCAAGCTGGCGCAATGAGAAGTCTTGGTAAAGCCGAAAGGCAAGGCGCTGAGTTAGATGCTTTTAATACTGAAACTGAAAAAAAACGCAGTAAGGTTTCAGCATTACAAAGACATAATGATAGATTAGAACTCTATCGCAATAATCTTGCAGCAAACATCTCTTCGTTTAGGGGTAGAGATGATGCTTCTGTTCGAGCGTTTTTAGATAGGCAAAGAGAAATAGCATTAGAAGATACATCAAGATCAGATCTTATGGGTATGTTCGAACAAGCTAAACTTCAGCAGCAAGCAACAACAATAAGGGTTGAAGGTAGAGCTAGAGAAAAAGCTGCACAAATTAAAGCATTTACTACTTTAATGGGTGGTATGATGCAATTCCAAGATACTAGGTAGGTAGATTAATGGCTCCCAAAAGAGAAACAAGACAATTTAAAGTTGGTCCTGTTGGTGTTGCTCGATCATCAAGGGCTGGTGTTATAATTGGTGAAGCTGTTGTTGATGGAGCTAATGCTTTAAATGCAGAGTTTTATAAACGTGCTGCTGAAGATGCTAGAGAAAGAGGCATTAAATCTGTTG